ATTAAAACTCGAAAAATAACTAGCTTTCTACAAATTCTAGTCATGAATCCAATTATCCTTGAAAATGAAGAGACCCAGGAGAATGTCCTGCTTGAACGCACGCCTCAACGTTCGTTTATAAACAGAATTTTCTGGAAGGTAGTGGTGGTGTTCGCAACACTACTATCTTTAACGGCCCTTATCCCACTCTTATGGCTCGTAATCCGTGCTCTTACGTATCGTCTTTACGTGGCTGTAGAGTATCAAGTGGTGACCCAGTATGAAGCACTTTGGCGTTTCCTAGCTGGGTTAGGCCAGGACCCTCCTCCTGAACCCTCTGTCATCGAAAAAGTAGCCGATCATGTAACTGATATGATCAGGCGAATAGATAGCAATATAATTGCTATCGGGGTAATTGGTATAATAACATTTCTCGCAGTTGTAGTGTCCACGTTTTTCGTTTTGAGATCTTTGAGGAAAATCTCTTATCGTATTCGTGGCATACAATTCGAGGCTCTGCGACCAGGTTCCACCTACACCAAGGAAGAAATTCCAAACTTCCAGGTGCGGGTTGGACAACCCGGTTTATTCTCCGCATCACATGTTGGATATGCAGTTAGAATTGGTCCTAATTACATGGCTGTACCGCACCATGTAATTAGGGGACAATCTACTGTGTTGTTAACTGGACCTAAGGGAAGATGTATCGTTGATGTTGTGGCAACACAATCTCGTATGTATACTGATCTCTCTTATTGCTGGGTTGATGAGAGAGTCTGGACTACTCTAGGTATATCTATAGCTAAGTTGCAACCATACACTTCAAGAACAGTTGTTCGGTGTTATGGTCAACTTGGATATACCTCTGGAAGTATTTACAAGACCTCTTTATCGCCCGGTATTATTGCCTACGAAGGATCCACTGAGAATGGAACCTCCGGAGCTGCATATGTCCTAGCTGGAAAGGTTCTTGGGCTTCATTCAGCCCATAACCCCTCCTCTAACATGAATTTCGGAGTGTCATCAAACATGCTACTCACTGAGTATGCTATGTTGATGAAACCGGAAGGAAAGAAAACGTCAGCCACCCTTGACCATTATACAGGGGACGCGCCAGTTACCAATGTAGGTAAAGGTTGGTCCATCTCTGAATCAATGGCCAAGAAGGAACAAGAATGGAATGACGTTAAATTGAAAAACCTGGCGACAGCAGCTTACAGCCACGACTGGACTAATCCCCCAGAAATCGACTACAATGCCAATTTAGATTGGGGTAGTGATGATGAGGAATCAGCCAAAGTCAAAAGACCAGTGTTCCAAGCAGGAGCGTTTGTCCCAGCTACCGTTACTCTTCAGCACCAAGGTGCTGAAGGAGAAATGGTTGAAACTGGTTTGATGAATGTCAATTTGGTTGAAATGGTAGGTGCGTTGAGTAAGAGAGTTGAAGAGCTGGAAAAGTTTTGCGCGAGCATAACAGAACCAGTTCAACGGCTCATTGAAGATGTTGACGGGTTGAAAAATCGTAAAGTGGTTAATGCTACAGCGAAAGCTGTAGCTAAAGTCACTTGTGAATGTGGTGTCGAGGTTGCTGAAGGCAAGCTCGAAAACCACATTTTGAATGCTCATCCCAAGCCCATCGTACAGATGGCTTGTCCAGACTGCCACGTAATGGTGGCCGCCTTTAAAATGGACGCTCACATCAAAAACTCCCACCCCCCTTCAACCAAAGTCAAGTGCTCCTTCTGTGAAATACAGTGCAAGGATTCTAACAGGTTGGCAAATCATATTGCCAATGTGCACAGAGTCATGGAAGTCAAGCCGGAATCAGCCTTCTCATCGGATGAGACGATTAAGGTAGCTACTCGTCCTTTTTTAGGGAGGAGTCAGAGACCTCGCTCGAACTCACCGAGGATGAGGCCTCAGCAATTGAGCAGGACTTCGAATGTGTCGACCAAGTCCCAAAACTCCCCCTCTCTGGAGGCTGTCCTGTCATTAATGACAGCATCCCTCCAAAATATCGAGAAACGCTTGAACGCAAAGCCTCCGGGTACGGATGGCCAAAGTTCGGGCATAGGGCCGAATTAAAAGCTCTATCTCAATATTGTGGGTTGAGGAATGGACTACGACGGGATCGACCAAAGGAAACTGATAACCGGATATTGATGCAAACGGCTGTAGCTAAACACGAAGCCGCCCGCTGGGATATTCCAGATGATTTTTTGGAGGAAACTCATTTTCTACGAGCAGTAGAAGAAGTTGACTACAAATCTTCACCTGGTTATCCTTATATGGTTCGCAACCCATCTAACTCTGATTTCTTCGGGGTTGTTGATGGTGTAGCTAATCCAGCACGACTCAAAGAAATTTGGGAAATCGTGCAGATTAGACTTCACAAGTTGCTCCTGGGTGAGGATGATTGTGATTACATAAGACTCTTCATCAAGGCAGAACCAATCAAAGAGAAGAAATTGAGAGACCATAAGTATCGTCTTATATCATCTGTTTCGGTTATTGATCAAATAATCGATCATATGTTATTTGATCCAATGAATCATCGTTTGTATGATAATTGGCATATGGTTCCCAGTAAAGTAGGCTGGTCTCCTTATAAAGGAGGCTGGCGGATCTTTCCCACGCAGCCTTTGTTGGCAATTGACAAATCTTCGTGGGATTGGACCGTCTGTGGATGGTTGATTGAGCAAATTGTTCAATTTCGTATTATGTTGTGTAACAATATTAACGATTCTTGGATTAAACTTGCCACTCAACGATACAAGTGCCTATTTCTCAATCCACTCTTTTTGACAAGCGGAGGGTTAGTGTTGAAGCAAAAAGAGGCAGGAGTAATGAAAAGTGGATGCGTTAACACCATCGCAGACAACAGTATTATGCAGCTTTTGTTGCATTTACGAGTTAGTCTGGAGAGAGGTGGTGACGTTGACGGTTTGTTCTACACTATGGGTGATGACACCGTACAAGACGAGCCAAATGATTTGGATGATTACTTGTCTAGACTGAACCAGTTCAGTATAGTTAAGCAAGCCACCAATCGTACTGAGTTCGCGGGAATGCACTTCAATTACTCACAAGTTGAACCAATGTATGGAGGTAAACATGCGTTTAATCTCCTGCATTTGGATCCAGAGAATGAGGAACAAGTATGTTCTTCATATATGTTATTATACCATCGCTCTAAGTTTAGAGGCTGGTTTGAATCATTGTTCGAGGCAATGAACATTCCAGTTCCGCATCGTTTAGTCAGGGATCATATTTTTGATAACTCCTAAATGATGGCTTAGAGTGTGGCTCCCCAGTGTGGTATTGGGGAAAGAGCCGGCCCATAGTCGGCTGAATTTGTAGGGAGG